GGCTTGGCCGGTTCGGCCGGTGCGCCGGGTTCCGCTGCCGACGTGTCGATCGTTGCGAGGGCCTCGTCGAAGGCCTTGTCGAAGCCGTCATCGTCGCTGGCGGCCGGTGTCTCGTTGGTCTTGTCGGTCATGCTGTCCTCCCCCTGTGGTCACTACGCCGCGCTGAACGGCGGCTTGGTCACTGCTTCGATGATGTTCTGTGCTTGATTGTACTCGCTCTGGTACCGGACGAGGTCTTCTCCCTTCGCTGAGCGCCACAGGCGAAGCGCCTCGTCGCGCTTCAGGGCGAGGAGGTCAACCAGCGCCTCCAACCCCCGCTCGTTCCGAAGCTGGAACACCAGCGTCCGAAGTTCGTGCTCCCTCTCCCTTAGCGTCTTTTGCGGTTGCGACATTGATGAGTCCCTCCACAAGTGAGTTGAACGTGTCGGCGTTCGCGCCGGCCTGCGCCTTGAGACCGAGCATCAGGTCCTTGAACGCGGCGGCGACTTGCCCCCGGATTTCCGCCTTCAGCATTGCGTCCTGCGCTGCTGCGGCGGCCTCTGCGTTGCGCGCGCTCTCCGCGAGTTTCTGCTTCACGACATCCTCTTCCTCGAGAATGTCCAGCGGGAGATCGCGCACCTTCATGCGCTCGATGAGCGTCTTCTTGGTCGAGAGGTACACCTTCTCGTCGGGCGTCAGCGTGACGAGGAACTGGTCGAGGTTGATCCCCCGGACCTCCTTCGCGACGAGCGAGGTCGAGGCCCGCGGCACCGTCGTGAAGTCGCCCTTGATCGCCTCGTTCGGGTTGAACTCCATGTTCCACGCGACGAGCGAGTCGATGAAGCTCACGGTGAACTTGTCGAAGTTGCGCACCGTGTCGCGGATCGGGAGCGCCGCGGCGCCGAGGAGCATCGACGTGCCGCTCGAAGTGCGGAACGGCTCCTTGCCGGACTTGCTCGTGTCGCCGAGGGCCGGCGGCGGAAGCGCGGCTTCGGTGTCGGCGAACTGCATGAACAACTCGATGACGCCGCTCAGTTCGGCGATGTGGCTGTCGACTTGCACGGTCTGGACACCGCGCTGGTTCGGGTCGGCGCCCTGCTCGCGCAGGAAGGCCTTGTAGGCGTGGATGTCGAGCGACTGCCCCGGCAGGAGCACGCTGGGGTCGATCTCGAGGATCGGGCCACACACGGCGCTGCTGTTGTCGAGGATCATCCGGGAGGCCTCGGCGATCGCAAGCTGGCTGTCGCGCAGGACCACCGGGAGACCGACGCCGAGAAGGTTGATGTCGTCCTCCTCGTAGATGAAGACGTGGTACATCCGCGCCTTCTCATCGTACGGATTGAGGATCGCCTTGATCACCACGTCGTTCAGGAGCCAGATGTTGCACTCGACCTCGGCGCCGAGCTTCTCCTGCGGCACGTTGATGCCGCAAGCGGAAAGCTCGTGCCCGGAGACGCGGCCCCAGTATTCGATGACCTCGTACTTCCGACCGGAGAGGTCGGTGATGTTCGAGCGGTCGCCGCGCGTGCGGAGGGCCACCTCCCAGTGGCGCTCCTTGAAGTTGCCCGTCGAGTTCGATGCGAGCCACCCCTCGATCGCCTCGCGGTCGAAGTCGGGGCGCTTGGTGAGGGCGAGCACCTGCGAGCGTGACATCACGTGGCGTTGGAACGACCCGTCCATGCTCTCGAGCGACTTGGCCGAGAGGTCCGGGTACCAGTCCCACACGGCGACGCGCTCGAAGTACGGTTGCTTCTTCGTGACGCTCACGGCCTTGTACTGCCCGGTGTACGGGTCCTTGGTCCACGAGCGCCCCTCGGTCTTCACGACCATCGGGCCCTTGAGGATGCCGGGGCCGTAGAGCACGGCGGAGAAGACCACGCCGCGGGCGAGGCTCACGTAGTCGATCTCGTCGAGTTGGTCCTCGATCTCGAGCGTCAGGCGCTCGGCCTTCGCCTTCGCGAAGTCCCAGATCGCGCGCTCGATCATCTCGTCGGTGACTTGGGACTGGGCTTCGGCAGCCGCGGCGGAGACCGCGTCGAGGACCTTCTGGAGGTCCGGCTCGGAGAGCGTCGGCAGCGGGCTCGGGTCGACCTTGAAGTTCTTGTCGGTCTGCGGGAAGAGCATCTCCATCAGGCGCGCGACCGTGCCGACCACCTTCGTGCGCGTGACCTTCGGGTAGGCCTTCGAGCGGTCCTCGTCGATGAGCTTCTCGATCTCGGGGTCGTAGACGCCGCGGAACTGGCGCAGGTTCTTGAGCCACTGCTCCTCGAGTTCCTTGCGGTCCTTCTCGTAGCTGCTGAAGGTCCCGGAGAGGCGCTTCCCGAGGTTGCGCTTCTTCTCTTGGTCGACCTGCGGTACGAACTCGATGGTCTCGGCCATGTTCATCCTCTACGCGTGTACGCACCGGCGCCGCGCTGGGCCTGTGCGAGAAGCCGTGCCCTCTCCTTCTCGTCGGCCGAGGTCACGATGTTCGAAACGAAGTACATGTCACCGTACTGCCCGGCCTCGCACACGTGCGAGAACAGGTTTTTCTCGGGCTCGTCGCTCGCGACCCCCGACTTGTTGACCTTATAATGATACCCGCCTTTCATCCCGCGCCGCAGGTACGTGCACGTCGGGCTGACGAGGTACCCCGGGCCGACCTCGGTGTAGCGCGCGAGCAACTCGTCGGTCGCCCCGCATCGCGCGATCGGATTGTTCGACACGGCGAATTTTACCTTCTTGAAGCCGTTCCGCTTGAAGATTTCCACGCACGTACGCTCGTCGTTCTGGCTCCGGTTCGAGCCCGACGGGTCGCCCGTCACGCGGTACTCCATGTCGGGGTACTTCGCCCGCAACGTCGGGAGCAGCCGCGTCTTGATCGCCCGATCGAGCCCCATGTCCTCGGTCACGATCTCGTCGAGCGTGAGTACCTGCCCGAACGCGTTCTGCTGCTTGAGCGTCATCGCCGGGGTGAGCCCGAAGTCGGCCGAGATGATGAGCGGCGCATGCTTGAGCGGCAGGAGCACGGACTTCGCCACGTGCCGGTCCTCGTCGAAGAGCGGATGCACCGGCTTGCCGGCCTTGCTGGTGCCGTAGAGGCCGAGCACGTAGACCTTCACGTACTCGCGCGTGGCGCCGGCGGCGAGGTGCTCGTAGTACCCCGGCGGGAGATTCTCGAGGTTCTCGGCGGCCGGGTTCGGGTAGTACTCGTACTTGTTCGCCCCAACCTTCACCTCGATCAACCCGCCCGGCTGTTTAAACACGTCCCAGTCGTTCGACTTCACGAGCGACGGATTCTCCGGATCGAAGCCCTCCATCATGCACCACCAGTACGAGCCTTCCTCTGGCGGGTTCGTGTCGGCCCACACGCCGGCGAACGAACACCCGCCATCCTTGCGCGCCGGATAGCGCTCGATACGACCGAGCAGCCCCTCGACAATCTCCTTCGGAATCTCGCGGCACTCGTTGATGTACGCGCCGGTCAACTCGAGCGACAGGAGGTTTTTCACGTCGGCCGCATCGTCGAGGGCTCGGAACATCACCTCCGCGCGCACGTCGCCGAACTCGATGAAGAACGTCTTGCCGGTCTCCTTCCACCACCCGCACGAGCCGTCCGGGAACCACGAGAACCACGTCTTGATGGTCGTGTCGCGAAGCTGCGGCATGGTGTTGCGCACGATCGCCCAGCGCGAGCGCCGAAAGCCGTCGTTCCCGACCTTCTGCTCCTTCGCGCGGCGCACGATCTCGACGCAGCACCCGGACGACTTCCCACTGCCGAACGGACCCATGACGACCCTCATCCGCGCGTTCGACTGCATGAACGCGCCAATGGTCGGCGGGGCGTTGAAGTCGACCGCGGTGGGCATCAGCGCACCAACGCGGCAGGGAACTCCGGGTCCCCGGCGGGCATGATGCTCAACACGTCGGACGGCGAGTACGGCTGGAACGGAAGCATCTGGAGCTTGTTCCCGAAGTCGAACACGCCGCACACGTCGATGAGCGCCTCGCGTACACGGGCGTCAGAGGACTTGTAGACCACCCTGAACCAACTCACGGCTCACCCCGAGATCAGGTCGGAGGCCACCCACTCCTTCTTGGCCTCGCGCGCCTCGTTGACCCACCCCTCGGCGACGTACTTGATGTACTCGTAGAGCCCGGCGAACACGTGCCAGACGCACGAGAGCACGAACTCCACGACGATGCCCACCCGGGCCTTGGTCTTCTCGCTCATCCCTCGATCTCCTCCAGTGCGCCGTCCATCACGCGCTGCGCGGCCGCGCTCAGGACGAAGTACAGCGATGCCGGGTCCGTCGCCGGTCCCGCCCTGTAGGCATGCAGGCGGTCCCCCAGCAGGACGACCGCCATGCACACCACCTCCCCTACCTCCCCCGCGTCGATCCTGTCGGCGAGCGCGCGAAGCGCTCCCGGAATGTCCTCCCGCGGGCGCTCGAGCGCGACGAGCTTGAGGGTGCTCACGACTGCACCGGCGTCACGTCGACGATCGCCCCCGCACGCGGGGCGGGCCCGCCGAACGAGATGTTCAGCGTGAACCCGCCCCCGGCGCCCCCTCCTCCCTCTCCCTTGTCCTTGGGCTCGAGCGCGGCAACCCGCGCCGTCCACTTGATCAGGTCCGCGCGCACCGCCGGCGGGACCTCCGGGTCGGTGGCCATCTCGTACGAGTGCGTCAGCAGGTCCTCGGCCTGAATCTTGGCCTTCAGCCTGAAGCTCACCCCGCCGGCGATCACCTCCTCCCGGTACTTCTTGACCGTCGCGACGAACGCCGCGTTGCCGAGCAGCGCGACCGCGCGGTCCTTCGTGAAGCCGTAGCGCTCGAACACGTTCTCGGCGGTGTCCATCTCGAGCGCAAGCTCGTAGGCGAGCCGCGGGTCCCACGCATCGACCGTCCCGGGCTCGTAGCCGGCCGGCAGCCGCGAGGCCTGCCGCTGGTCGAGTACCGTGGTACCGCCTAGCAGCGGATTGTCGGCCTCGTCGGGCGGGGCCGGGATCAGGTGGGTGAGATCGGTTCGCAGCGACATGAGTGCACTATGGCACGCCCGACAAGTCGATGTCAAGGACGCGTCACGACAAGAACTTTACACCCTGTAATTCGTTGTTTTTTCTAATTTTTTGCCTGTTTCGGGGCCGGATGATGCGATTCCGAGGCCGAATCACCTCGCGGCGCCCGGGCGGTCATCTGGTCAAAAAATCGAGCAAATTCAGGGGCCTCTATGAACTGACGGCGAAAAGTAAAATTCTTTACATTGTTTGATTTTTGGCTTGTTGTGCGCGCGAAAGGGGGACAACGGCAGGGCCCGGCGCGCGAATCCCCCCTGCCCCCCGTCCGACAATCGAACAAGCATGCTTTTTGAGGGCTCCGCGCGCCGGGCTGTCGGCTTGCCGGGCGTCCGATTGTCGGGCGTGCGAGCGCTCGCCGGGCCCGGGGTCCGCCTGTATGACAAGCCGACAGGCCGAATATTAGAGAATGCTAATAGGCGTGGGGACTAGGCGCGTTAGGCCAGCGTGTTACTGTCACATGCCTAATGCGTCACACATGGAAACCACTGATCCAGCAGGGGAAACAGGCACCACTAGGCACGTTAGGCGCATTAGGCGCGGTTTTAGAATATACCCACCCCGGTTTTAGCCGGGGGATTGTTGACTTGTCGGGCGCGGGCTCGACAATGTGACAATGAAACAGGAAAGGAAGGGCCCCCCTCTCCAAAACCGCGCCTAATGCGCCTAATGCGCCTAACGCCCAAACAATCAAACAGTTAGACGGCCCCGCCACGCGGCGCCCGTGCCTAAAACCGCGCCTAATGCGTCACACAATCGCCCGTTTCGGCCGCCACGAGGCCAAATTCTTGACCTAGATCAAGAAATCGGGGCTTTCGGTTCTTGACCGCCGTCAAGAAAAAAAAATTGACCTAGATCAATGAAATTGTGTATGACAGGTTTATACTCGGCTCCAGAGTGATACCGCACCGGGCGGTTCCCGGGCAGACTGAGAAGGGGGAAACAATGTCATACGACTACACCGCCGGCGACCTCGCCCGCGAGATGGCCAAGCCCGGATTCGAGGGCGGCACGTTTACCGTCCTGATTGCGTCGTCGTGCGCCGAGGGCGTCAAGTTTACCGCCTACCCGAGCCCGGCGCCCGCGAGCGGGCGCTTCATCGTCGGCGGCGGCGCGCCCGAGGGGGCGCGCGTCTTCCCGGCCGACCTGTCCCAGCGACCGGGCGACCGGGGCGTCGGCGCCGTCTACCGCGCGCTCCTCGCGATGGCCAAGCGGGCGGCCGTCATCGGCGCGTGGCGCGATGCGCAGGGCCGCCTCTGGCTCGACGAGGTGGACGCCTACGCGCACCCGGCCGAGGCTTTCAACGTGGCGCGGGCGCGGGGCGAGTTGGCAATCTGGGACGGGAAGGAATCGCGCGAGCATAGCGTGACCGGCGAGGCGGCCGAATTCTGGGCCGAGTACGAGCGGGAGTTGCACGCCTAGCGCGAGCGCTGGCTGGCCATTCGCGAGAGTGGCCAGCCGGGGCGACGTGCCCGACGTTTAAACCGGAGATCACATGGCAAAGTACCGGATCGACTCCCGCGAGGACTGGCTCAACGCGGCCGTGGCCGAGTTGCGGCCCATCTTCGCCAAAGGCGGGTACCCGCTCCACCACAAGGTGCGCGTCTCGTGCGGCTGGCCCGGCGGGCGTAGCGGCAAGGGCGGAAAGCGCATCGGCGAGTGCTGGGACACGAGGTGCTCGAAGGATGGGACTTTCGAGATGTTCATCTCGCCCGTGCTCGCGGACCCGTCGCGCGTGCTCGACGTGCTCGTGCACGAGTTGTGCCACGTCGCCGTCGGGCTCAAGGCCGGCCACAAGGCGCCGTTCGCGAAGTGCGCCGCCGCGATGTACCTGAAGGGCCCGTGGACCGCGACGACGGCCGCCGAGGGCTTCGACGCGGAGGTGGAAGCGCCGGTCCTGAAGGCGCTGGGCGTGCCCTACCCGCACGCCGAGATGGTCCGGGGCGAGTCCACCGGGCCGAAGAAGCAGGGCACGCGGCTGATCAAGTGCGAGTGCGGGTCGTGCGGCGCCGTCTGGCGGATGACTTCGAAGTGGATCGAGGACGCCGAGGACCGCGACGGGGTGAAGTGCCCCGTGTGCAGTGCCGACGCGACGCACGGCTAGCGCTTCCCACGTGCTGCACATTCGCGTAGAGTGTGCAGCGCGGGCGACGTGCCCGACAAGCAAACAAGAGGATGATCATGGACAGAATCGTGCACCACGAGGGCGGGACGATGTTCGAGGGCAAAGGGGCGGTTGCCGTCTACCGCGCTATCACGATAGCGTCGGCCCTGACGTTCTACGCGAAAACCGGGATGAAGGTGAACCGCGCCTATACCCCGTCGGCGATGATGCGCGCGGCCGCCGGGATCACCGGGCGGACCTTCAAGGCACGCGCCTACGACGAGGCGGCCCAAGCGCTGCGCGACTGGGCCGAGAAGGCACGCGCCGGGATGGACGTGAAGGCCGAGCCCTTCGACGCCTGCGGGTTCTGCATGGCCTACGAGGCCGGCGAGTTGGACGAGGACACCATCGTCGCCGGCTTCCAGCACCTCATCGACTCGGGGCTCGCGTGGAGCCTTCAGGGCCACTACGGGCGCACCGCGTCGGCCCTGATCGACGCCGGACGCTGCCACCGGTAGCGCGAGCGCTGGCTGCATCGTGACAGGGTGCAGCCGGGGCGACGTGC